TTCTTTTTCAATTTATCAAGTAAACTCATTTTAAATCTCCATCCATTTTTGCAATTTGGTCTTTCGGTATGTGTTCTAAGTTATCATCCTTAAAGAAGGATTCTAAACTAGGACTGCCAGCTTTGTCAACCTTTTTTGGTTTCTTTGCCTTCTTAATTGGCAATGCGGGTTCGGGTTCTCTGTATTTACGGAGTGTTTGTTGTGAAGCAATCAGTAACAATATGGCAAGTGGGTCAAACACCACAATGATAATAAAAATAACCGTTCTTACTGCTTTATCTATGAAATCAGGGTCATCTTTTGAGTAGAAAGCCTCGGCGATATACTTGATTGGCCCAATTTCTGCCGTTAACTTATTTTCTTCACTTAACAGAGGCAACTTCTCTGTTGAAATTCTTTTTAACTCTGCCTGTGCTTCTTGAATTTGATTATCAATTTTTCTTGAAGCAGTAGAAGGGTCACCTGCTCGTTGTAAAAGGTATGCCAATCGTTCTTTTGTAATCTTTTCTTGTGTCTCTAATGTTTTTATTTGAACACTATTCGCACCAATTAGAATATTAGAATCAAGGTGTGCTTTCGAAAGGTATCCAAAGATACCCATCGATGTGATTGACATTAATAAAAAGATGGCAATGCAGAAATAGTAACGCATTGCTCGCACAGTAACATCCCAATTGTTATACAACCATGATACTGTTACCACTTTCGCCAACTCTAATACACCACCCATTAGAACAATTGGCCAGAATGAACCTGGAAATATTTGTGCTAAACCAATAACGGAATAAAATGCCGCTATAATTGATAGTGCAATCGCAGTTAGAAAAGGCAGTATAACTTGTGTCATGGATTCCTTTTTGAATGTGGAACATCAAATACAAAAGTAATTCTGGTACAATCTCCTACATTTTTAGTACCATGTAATAATTTATTGTTGAACCACAACAGAGTTCCTGGTTCTACAATAACAGATTCGTCACCAACACTATATTCATAACGACCTTGTATTGAAAGGTGATATCTATCTTTTGTTAGATAGTATGTGCCTTCGTCAATGTGTTTACCAACAATACCATCTACTGGTAGTGATAAGAAACCGCATCGTTTAAAGTCGTGGAAGTTTCGTTTAAGAAAACGAACAATCTCTGTATGTCTTTCATATGCAGGAGTTGGAACACAAATTTCAGTATCACCAATCTTCTGGTCTAAGTTTTCAATACCACCCATTACAATTTGTAATACATCGGCAGTAACGATATACTTTTCGGGATCCAATTGACCGATTTCTCGGTCTTTAATCTTCTTTTGGTTTCCCCAATCATCGGGAAATTGTTCCAATTGTTTTAGAATCTTTGAAACATTTATTCCTGTTTTTATGATTCTAATATTTTTCATCCGAAAAAGTCCTCTAGTGAAGATTGTTTCTCAGTTTTCCAATTAATACAATTAAGAATAACACGAATTGGTTCAATAAACGCCTTGTCAAACTGCAAGTCGTAATTCACATATTGATGCAACTCAAACTCTTTTGGTAAACGAACAGGGAAAGAAATCACATCTTCTTTCAACGGGTTCGGTGTTTTGAGATATGTAAACTTCAACTTCTCACCTTCTTGGATAAGTGGGTAAGACTTTGTGAGTTGTTTCTCTTTCATCATATGATTATAAAGAATTGCACCACGAACATGAATTGGTGTGCCTTTCTTGTATAACATAACTGAATCAGAATATTCTTTCAGACCATTGATGCCACGGGGAAATGCGACTTCTTCTGGTGGTAAAGATTTAAATTCTTCTTTGAATTGTGCAATAAAATCTTGCACTTCTTGTTCAGTCGAATTCACAATCAGTTTAATTGTTTGTTTCATCTTTTCACGAATGACAGACGGCGTAGATGACTTGACCATTTCTAGTCCCATCACTTTCATCTGAGGTTCATTGTATTGAACACCCTCATTGTTATACACATTAAGAATGTATCTTTTCTTTGCAGTCCAAATGCCTTTGTCACACAAAGCTTCACGCTTCATTTGCATTTTTTGGGCATATGCATGGACATACGAAGCAAGTTCTTCGTAACTTTTGTCAATGTGAGGTTGTAACTTATCTTCACAGACCTTGTCCATGAAGGAGATGATTTGATTAACATCTGTCTTTTCTTTATAGACCTTATCAATAAGGTCACCAAGACGGAGGTATATCGAATCTGTGTCCGAGGCGATAACATAATCTACTCTTTCCGTTTTTAATAGTTTATTCATATATGCATTGAGTTTACCTTCAATCCAACGAATAGACAATTGACCTGCAAGCGTAACTGCGAGTGCTTGTCGTAAGTCATAAAAACGGAAGTATTGCGAACCTAACGCACCATAAGCAGAGTTTAGAGAAACTTTCTTGGCGAGTTGTAGGTTATTATATCTTGCTACAAGTTTATCAATTTCAACTTTCTTGTTAGGGTCAGTCTCATTTTCATAATCTTGTTTTGCTTTTAGCATCATCTTCTTAAACTTCTTCCTATCTTCATACATTTCTTCCATCATTTTTGGAAGGAATCCTTGTATGTCAGTTCGAAAGAATTGACCATTCGGTGTCAACGCCACATCACTCAACCTCGATGTGTCGATTTGTTTATTTAGCAATTTTTCCACATTCACACCTTGAGCCAAAACACTACGCATTTCTGCATTGTGATTGTGTGGTTCAATTAATGTCTCTGGTGAAATATTGTATTGAATTAACAAATGGGGGTAAAGACTGTTCAAGTCAAACGATGCAACATATGGATGCATACCTACTTGCGGGTCTTTGACAAATGCGCCTTCAAAGGCAGCATTTTTCTGTTTGAATTCTTTTGGCGGTACGATAATCTTTTTATTCAACAAGTGTGAATAGATTAGAGCATCCCACATACGAGTTTGTGCAAACACATCTTCATAGTTACACTTCGTATCATATGCAAGAGTTAGTGCCAGTTCAATTAGTTTTAATTTATCTTCAAGTTTGACGATAAGTTCCACATCTTTGATGTTATATTCAATAAATTTTTGATAGTTAAGTCTATACAATTGATGTAGGTTGTCGTATTCATCATACGAGAGTTTGTTTTCACCGAGTTCGACATTCGCAATATTGTCCAGTTTATAAGATTCTTGGGACTTGCCACCAGGCGCATACCATTTATACAGTTCAATATAATCTAACGATGCAACACCGCCAATGTTATATTGAATCAATTCACGACCATTGATGGTCACTTTTCTTTCCCACATATAGTTCCATGGAGAAAGTTTTTTCGCCTCATCGGCACCGAGAACAGTTCTGAATCGGTTTACAAGGTACGGGATATCAAAGAAGTCGGTGTTCCAACCAGAGATAACATCTGGACAATCATTCTGCCAGTCTTGTAGAAATCTTTTGCATAGGTCATATTCACTATCACACTTGATATAGATTTCTTCACCTTGCACATTGTAATCACCGCAACCATAAACTTTAATGCCACCATTCAATGTTTTCCATGCAATGGCAGTAATTGGTTCAGTTGCTTTGTATGGGTCAGGGAAACCATTCTCAGAACCAACCTCGATATCGATGATAGCAATATTAATGTGTTGAATGTCCCAATCAATTAGACCTTTGAATTCATCTGCAATAAAAGAATATTCATATCGGTCGTTACCATAGATTTTGAAATTCTCTACGCCATCATATCGTTTGACAAAATCTTTTGCATCACGGATGTCAGCCAATTTTATAGGCTCAAGATTTTCACCAAACAAAGTTTTCCACTCGGATGGTTTCTTAGATGGCAAAAACAAAGTAGGCGAGTATTGTATTTTTAACTTTACTCGCCTACCGTTCTTGACACCTCTAAAAAGAATATTGTTGCCTTGAACGGCAACATTGGTGTAATATTTACTCATTCAATAATTATATCATACATTAGGAATTACAGAGGCAATTTGAATACCACTACCAAATACTTTATTGTATTGATTTCCTAATTCTCTGGATGGGGTTGTAATACAAAGGACATTGTCCATGGTGATTTTAATACCTGTGTTAAATTCTTCACAGTATTCTAAGAAGGGTGCAAATGCCATCATAGGTCCTTCTTTAGTTGGTTGCATAATAACTTGAACGGGTTCTTTTAGAACCACTTCATCATTTTTGGTACAATCCACTTCTGCGAGAATCGTATGATTCGTTTTGAAGGTCACGAGCTTTAGGGTCATAATGTTTAATCTCTAATACCGAATTTATCGGTTGGTTAATTGAAAAATCTACGGCTTCACCGAGGGTTTCATAATCTTTGAAAGCCACGGTTGTTGTGCCGTTAAGGTAGTAACATACTCTATACATTAACTCTGGTCTCCGAGGGTAATACACCAATCGTCACCCAACGCTTGGGAAAAAGCATTTCACGACCTTGATAGTCTCGAATGTCTGCGGTTGGGTCTTGCATCCAACCAATCACTTCAACATTGTTGTCGAATTCACGCAAATATAAATCGTACCTTTCTGCACGGGGCAGTTTGTGTTCGATGGCGAGTTTCTTTGCGATTTCACGGGTGTTCATATTTTTTCCTCAAAAAATGTTAATAACGAAATTATACACGATAATGTAGTAGAGTGCAATACTTTTTAGGTAAACTTGCTGAAATCTGGTGGTTGCCAACCTTCGGGTTTGAGAACTTTGCCGTCCTCTCTTTTCAATACTTTGCCTGTTACTTTATCAATCTTCTTCAGGTTACTTAATGCACCTTCATCCCATAGTCGGTCACAATCCCATCCACGGGACTGCATATAACCAACAATGACCCAAATCATATCGAAGCAGGCGTCCATAATTTCAACATCGTCATTGGCGTTTCTTGCTTGAACAAATTCGTTGAATTCTTCCACAATGAGGCGATGATATAGTGAAGATTGTGGAACATTATTTTCACCAATAGTTTGACCTGCGGCAGTCATAAAGACCTGCACATCACGGAATACTTTAGTCATATTAAACTTTCTTAGACAATTCAGATTGATAAGTTCTATTTCGTAATTCGGAAGAACTAAACCGATGATTGCGAGAGTTGTACCAAATTTTGATACCACGGTCCTCACAAATTTGTTTACCTGTAAATTCTTTATCTTTATATTCTTCACCAATAATGCGAACACTAATAGGTAAGAACATCAATAAATCTTCTAGGTCTTTTTCGGTATCGTAAACAACAATCTGGTCAATAAATTTAACGGCAGACAATTGAACATACCTTTCAACAACGGATTGAACAGGTTTATTTTTTGTATCAGGTCTATCAATAGTTGGGTCACTTTGAACACCTACTATCAAATAATCACAAATTGTTTTTGCTTCAGCGAGCATTAAGATATGACCTGCATGTAAGAGGTCAAAAGTTGAACAGGTGAAACCGACTGGTTTGCCTATCATATTATCGGGTAATACTAACATAATATCTCCATTATAAAAGAAGAACCAAGGCGTATCTTAGACAGAGGCCTTGGCCGTGTTACATTTATTTAGTTATCGATTCATCACATACATCGTGATTTCGAAACCAAAACGCATATTAAATTGCAATATATTTCAATACAGAAAACCATGAATTTGTTATAGTTAAATCTCTATTAATTCATAATCTTCTTTGCCAACACCGCACTCAGGGCAAACAAAATCATCTGGTAAACTTTCCCATTTACCTTCTGTTTCTTCATCGTGGACATGACCACAAACTATGCATATGTGTTCCATTATTGCACCTCTTGTAACATTCTTTGATAAGCAGTTGCATGACGCTCTTCTACTTTTCTCAAAGCGTTGAATCGTTTCTCTGCCTTTTCCAAAATGGATTGAAATTGGGCAGCATGTTCTTTCGATTCATCAATTTGGTCATTGATTTCTTTTACAAAGTTATCGATGCCTTCTAGTTTAGCCTCATCACGCATCTTTGGATACATTTGGGTGAACTCATATGTTTCACCTTCAATAGCCTTCTCCAAACATTCTTTTGTAGATGGTTTACCAACCAACAACTCAAGGTGACCCCATGCGTGGAGTAACTCTTGGTCTGCGGTGTGTTCAAAGTGTTTTGCAACATCTTCAAAACCTTCTTCACGAGCAATCTTCGCAAAGTAACGATACTTGACATGTGCCTGACTTTCGCCTGCCAACGCACTCTCAAGGTTTTTAATTGTAATACTCATTTTTAATCTCCATAGAAAAGTATTATGAATCAATACTTATTCATAGTTTATCACTATTCTTTAGTTTTGTCTAATGATTTTTTTCTATTGTTGTTATCGATATTTTCAATAATGACGGCACCTGCAACCATATCCATATTGAGTTTATCGCCTATCTGCCAACCTAATTCCTCTATTAGTTCAGGAGGCAATTCAACAATAGCATCACCATTCTCACAAATCTCAATTACTTTTGCCGTGTAGTTCATACTTGTTCAACTTTTATGTTGCATTTTTTTAAGAAATCTAAACCATCAGTATTTTTATAACTGTTGCGGTAATATACAGAATTAATTCCTGATTGATATACTAATTTAGCACAATCAATACAAGGTGCATGTGTGATGAACATTGATGCACCGTCACTTGAATTTGTTGACTTGGCAATCTTGGCAAGTGCATTAGTTTCTGCATGAAGAACTTCTGGTTTAGTTTTTAATCCTTTTATAAACTTCTCATCTTCTTCTACTATGATTTCATATTCGCAGTTGTTATCCCAACCAGAAGGCATACCATTGTAACCAATACCAATAATCGTATTGTCTTTGACAACAACACAACCCACTTGTAATCGTTTTGCAGTTGACAACCGAGAGTAGACCTCGGCTGCAGCTATGTGTGCTTCAACAAACTTCGGCTTCATTATGCCTCAGCAGTTTCTTTTTGTTCTTTTTTGTTTTTGTTTGGTTTGAATTGAACCGAACCTACAATCTGTGCCTCAATCATTGCGTTTTTATATTCATTACGCCTAATTGGGTCGACTATGGTGGCCATAAACCGTTTGGTTTGTTTGGTCAATCTGAAATTTTTATCTCGCTTTAACATAATATCTCCATTTTAAAAAGTGGGGCAAAATGCCCCACTAAGTTACGCTGCCTTCTTTTCTTGTAAAAGTTGAGGTTTGAAATCCCTCAAATCATTACCAATTTCAATCTTGCGTGGTTTCTTGTGTTCAGGAATAATATTCTCTAAACCAATACGCAAAATACCATCTTTAAATTCCGCACCTTTTACTTCGATTGTGTCGGCTACTGTAATTGTCTTAGTGAAAGACCTTGTGCCAATACCTTTGTGTAGGTATTGAACTTCACTTTCTTTGTCTTCCTTTTCACCTTTCACAGTCAACACTCCTGCATTAACTGAAATATCGATTTCATCTTTAGAAAATCCGGCAATGGCAAGTTCTACGATGTATCGTGTATCATCCAGTTTCAGGATGTTATGTGGAGGAAAATTAGAAGTTGATTTTTGAATATCCATGGTCAATAGTTTTTCAACATCGTCAAAAAACTTGTCAAATCCCAATGTAGATTGGTATAGTGGAACGAATGAAATTCGTGTCATATAGTTCTCCTT